GCCGGGGGCCGCATCATCCTCGGCCGGCCGCGCGGCACCGCGGCCCGCCCGGAGCACACACCGCGCGTCTGCGCGGTGGGCGCGGCCGCGCAATAAGTGCACGCGCCCAGCAAGCTGTCGCCGGAGGCCAAGACCACGGAGGAGGAGCGCCCCCAAGGCGCGCGGGCGCAGCTGACCCACCCGGACCCCCCAGTACACCGAGCCCCACTGACCGCCCCGACGAGCCACCCCCCCACTCCCCTCCCGGGCATGAGGCTCCCGCCGCGGGGCAACCCCGCGGGCGGCCGCGCCCCCCCCCCCCCCCACTCCCCCCCCGCCCCGCCCCGGCCCGATACAATCACGGGCATGAATTCCGCAACACAGACCACCGCCGCCGAGGCCCACGCCGGCCACACCCCCATGATGCATAGGCACACCCCATAGGAACTATTTGCGTAACAAGGGCAAAGTTACGCTAAAAACTACGCTCTTGACGCTGGTGATTCAGGCCGTTTTCCCCGACAGTTAATTAGAGAATCGAGCCAACTCATGCCGCCCGTAGAAGTTCCGCTATACAAGGATCTCGCATTTTGGTCGTTGATCGTCGCGATCCTCGCCTTCTTAGTCTCTGTGACTCCCTACGTCTGGAGGCGCTTGCGCCCGGTCCAACTGCGGATGGAGATCGGCGACCTCGCGCATACGATGCACTTCCCAGCGGGCTCCGTGCTTGGCGTCTTCCTCTCATTGTCCAATACCGGCACGCGACCATTACGGGTCAGTTCCATCGTGGTGAGAGTGTCAAAGGAGGGCGGCGAGCCGGTGGAAGCCAAATGCGTCGCTGTTTTCCCAAAGCACGATAACCCGTTTGCGGTGACGTTCCTGCCGGTGTTCCTTAGGCCCGACGAAACTTGGGGTGGCTTTTTCGTGAACTTCACGAAGCGTACTCGAGATAATGAGAAAAAAACACGTCAGTTGTTTGAATTGTTGGCTACCAACCCGGCGGATCCGGACGATGATAGGCTTGAAGGTGTTCGGGCGAAAATAATCGGCGAATTGAAGGCCGCGTATGCCGAGACGCTAAGCTGGTCAGCTGGAGATTACACTGCGACTTTCCTGGCCCATGTGGATGGGCGTTCGAGACCGTTTGAACTGAAGTTCGGCTTCTTTCTGCACGAAAGCGAAGTGGACGAGATCAGGAAACACGCCGACGATCTTGGAAGCAGTCGCGAGTCCATGATCAGTTGGCCTACCTCGCAGATGAAACCTCTGGGCTGACCTTAGCGCGTGATAACGTAACACCGCCTCACCACGTACATTGGCAAGTTCCTTTGGCCGGAGTGCAACATGTGCGGTCGCATCGTCCAGAAGTCCGGACCCCTCGATTACGTCGAGCGCATCTTTCCCAACCCTCGCCGCGTCTTCGCAGATCCGGCCGGCCCCCGCTACAACATCCCACCAGGCACGCGCCCAATGGCAATGCACCGGCTCGCGGGCGACCTCGAACTGGAACGGCTGCCCTGGGGCTGGCGCCCCCACAATTCCAAGTACCTCATGTCAAACGCGAGGCTGGACAAGATCCTTGCCAACGCCTGGCCGTGGAAGCTGCTGACGGCCCGTGGGCGTATCCTGGTGCCGGCAGATGGCTGGTATGAATGGAAGCCTCTAGCCGAAGGGCCGAAGCCGCCCAAGCAGCCCTACTACATCCACGCCACCGACAATGCGCCCCTGTTCTTCGCCGGCCTGAGCAACTGGCGGCCGGACGCCGAGAAGGACGAGGCCCACGGTTTCGCCATCGTCACCAACGACGCCGCCGGCGGCATGATCGACGTCCATGACCGCAGGCCTGTGGCGTTACCGGCCGACCTGGCCATCCACTGGATGGACCCCGAATTTCCCACTGCCCAGGCGCTTGCGCTGCTGGAGCATGGCCTACCGGAAACGGCATTCACCTGGCACCCGGTGCGCCAGGAAGTCGGCAACTCAAAATACCAACTCCCCGACGCCATCGAGCCGGTGCCGCCTATGCCGGCGGCTTGACCTTGTCATAGAGCGTGATCGCGGCGACCAGAGACGGCTCCATGCCGTGGCGCGTGCCATTCGCGGCCCAGACCTCGTACTGCCACCGGTTCTGCGCGAACACCCGGCAGATGGTCCAGCCGCCGGGCCCTGCCCAGTAGTACTCGTCCCTCTGCTGCCAGTCCGTCGCGTCAGCCATGTTCCGTCCCCTGTCGGCCGAAATCGGGGCCGAATTGCGGGAATTCTAGGACTGTTTAAACTGGATGTCCATACAGTATTTTTCAGGCAAGACCGTGCAATTCCAGTGCAGCGTCCTACGCACACACCACCTTGGCGAACGCCGCGGCGACAACGATCCAGGCCAGCCCGTTGTCGGAACGGTCCGGATGTACTCCATGCTCCACAAGGGGCTGAATCGCCACGTTCCGCGAATGACCATGGACGCGCTGGCGAAGTTCGGCGCCACTGTGCCCGGTGCCATACCTGACCTGCTCGAACCCAGTTTGCTCACCTTCAATTCCGACCGGGGCATGATGGTCTGTGGCTTCGAAGAAATCGCCGGTGTGCGCTACTACCAGGGGTGGTGGATGCAGTGGGTCACAGAATGACAGCCGAGCTGCAGGACAAGCTGCTGGAGCGGCGCGAGGCCATGAGGCCTGGGTGGCGAACCCCACGCGCCTATCCGGTTGATCTGAGCCGACCCGTCAAGAACTGGAGCTCCACTGGATAAATCTCCAGTTCGACCAGACTTCTACAAGCTCCACGACCCGTCCCCCAGTTAACAAAAGCAAAAACTGCAAGTAAAGTGCAGGAACTCGAAAGTTGGCCCGCCCCACCTGCAACTGAAATTCAGTTGCCACGCCTGCAACTTTTTCTCATAATCCATGTCTCAGAACGCGAAGGCTATCGAACGCCTATGTAGGCTCCCTCCCCCCGCTGATTTCGAGTGGAGGGAACTCCTCTCGATCATGAAGGGATTCGGCTTCGAGTTGCATAAAAACGACGGTTCTAGACGGCACTTTGTCCGCCAAGCGAATGGGCGAGAGTATCGGTTTGACTGCCATGAGCCGCATCCCAGCGGCATCGTAAAGCGCTACGTCATTCGGAACCTGAAAGATTTTTTGGAAGAGCAGAGGCTCATATGAACAACGATCTCTTGGAATACAACGGCTACTTCGGATCCGTTCAGTACAGCAAGGAAGATCAGTGCCTCTTTGGAAAGATTGAATTTATCGACGACATGGTGCTGTATGACGGCTCGTCTGTGGACGAGTTGCGCGCAGCATTTATGGAAGCCGTCGATTCCTATCTTCAAAGTTGTGCAGAACGCGGGGTTGAACCCGATTCAACCTGCAAGGGGTCCTTCAACGTACGAGTTGGGACCGATCTGCACAAAAGGGCGACTCGCGCCGCTCGCGAGCGACAACAGAGCTTGAACGACTTCGTTAAAGAGGCTGTTGAAAGCAAACTTTCGGCGCCTCTTTCCGGCGGGCACGTAAAGTCGCACGAAGATGTGGTCGGTCAATTTGACGCGCTCCTATCTGAACGCCTCGTTCAGAGCACCGCATTCACCATTACGACTTTGACAAACATTTGGAAGTCCGAGTCTCCCGCGGGTGACGACCAGTTCCAGAAAATTTATGGGACTAAACTTTCACTGCACACGCCGAGCACACAATGAAATCTGCTGTAAGTTCCAAGCCTACGACGGCGGACCCACGCGCCATTTGTGACTCCCCGCTTGAGAAAATCATCTTTCCCTTCGTGGGAATTCGCCGCGCTGAATTGGACAATAATTTGCCACGGCCGCTGGCAAAGTCGAGACTCACGTTTACAGCGGAAGGGTCAATCCAAGGCGTAGATCATCCTACGAATGGGCACAACTATGTCGTCCTGACTCTAAAATTGCATGCCAATGCCAAATCGCAGGAAACGGACGAGGTACTGGTAACCATTGCGCTCACGTGCCTCGGCTATTTCCGTTGTGATAAAGGCCATACCCCCGAGGCTATTGAGGCTTATTTCGACGCAGAGGAAGAGGGCTACGCTAAAAAGTGCATCGCCCAAATCTATCCGACGGCCGTGTTCGAATTGGAGCGGCTTGTTAGACAGGCTGGGTTGCCAGCGATGAACCTCGCCCTGTCCGCCCCCTCGAATGTGAATTTGGTCAAGGAAGAAATTAAGCCCACTTCCCAAGCGCCGGCCCGAGGTCGACGCACGCCCGCCAAGAAGGCCAAACCCGCCAAGCAATAATTCTCACCACATCCGTGGAGGGAAGCCAACAGCCCGCGATGCGGGCTGTTTGATTTATGGACCGTAGCCGGACTCTTGCTGCCCCTTACCAACAGTCGGGCAGCGTAGAGCAGCAGCATGCGCCGATTCACAGGATACCCTGCTTGCACGGCTTATCCTGAATCAGTTTCCACACAACGCGGCCCAAGTCTCATTGCCTTCCAGCACCTGGCGCCGCACCTGCGCCGGCGTAGCGTCAACCTGCGCGGCAGAATCGAAGTAGATCGGCCGTGCATGGTCGCAAAACTCAACGCCCACCTGGGCCGGAGCCGCGCACCCAGCCAGACTTGAGCCGATCAGAAACAGCGTCATCGTCCATACGGGCCACCTCGTCTTCCACATTGCGCACCTCCTGGCGGGCCTTCGCCGCCTGTTCGTTGATTCGGTCGTTACGCTCCTGGCGCTCATCCGCACGGCCTGCACTGCGCCCGCGCAGGTAGACCAGCACCACCGCGGCGACCGCCGCCAGGGCGGCGACCACGTAGCCCCATAGCCGTTGTACGAATGCGGGCATGGTCAGACCTCCAAGGCGGCCATGGCCTGCGCGTACAGCGCCGGCCAGGTCTGCGGATGCGGCTTTCCGGGCCGCCAAGTGCGCAGGTACAGCGCCCACCCCGCGTCAGCGTCGCCAACAGCGGGGAGCGCCTTGGGATCGGTCCACAGCAGCAGCCGCGCCACGCCGGCGGCCAGCACGTCGTCATACTCCAGCGCCGCATAGATCGCGTCCGGGTCGCACGCCACGCTCCGGGCCTTGCACAACGCGGCCAGGTGGCCCTTGCTCGCCGCGTGCAGGAACACACCCCACACACCGCCGCGGCTGCCGCGCGTGCCTTTCTCGAATTGCCAGAAGCCCCGCGCCGGCCCGCCGATCTGCTGGCGGTGCGTGAATCGACTTTCCTGCAGGCCGATTGCCAGCAGCATTACGCGCGCCGCCTGCGTGTCCATGGCGGCCGGCAGCAGCGCCAGCGCAGGGCTGATGCCGGTAACGGTGATCTTCTTCAGATCCATGATTCAGCCCTCCCCGCCCGACCGCAGGCCCAGCAGCTTGGCCCGCGCCTCGGCGAGCCATTGCAAAATCCCCTTTTGTCGCATGCTCGCCATCCAGCGCATGTAGGCACCCAACACCCACCAGGCCGGCAAGCCGGCCAGCAACATGCTTGGCCCCAGCACGTAGAACTTGGCCAGCAGCGCGTCGTCGCTACCCGCGCCATGCTGCGCCAGCCACGTCATGGCCTCCATCAGACCAGGCTTCCAGGCGATGACCGCCCCCGCGAGCGCCGGCCCGAACATGAACGAGCAGGCGACCGTGCAGATGGTCCGCACGGTGAATTCACGGGCAGTGCGGGGCGGCATAATCAGCAGCCCGAGCATTGCGGCCACGGCGGCGGGAATGCCGTAGGCCATTGCGACCTTCAAGGCCGCCAGGCCACCCAAACCGGTGGAACTCGGTTCCATTCGAATACTCCCTTGATGGGTTCGCATTGCTGCCCTCCCGTTGTGTGGACGAAAAAAAGCCCGCCGAAGCGGGCCAGATACCTATGCGGGGTCAGCTAGAGCCAACCCGTTACGTCGATAACAGAAACGGGGCAAGCCCCCCCATAGCTCAAGAACGTATTGCTGTAGATGGGCGCCCATCCTAGATAGCGAGTCCCGTACTCCGGAAAATTCGCGTATAGCCCATTGGCCGTGGCCGTAATCCGCTCATCGCATGTCAGCGTCTCCCAGCCGCCACCCATCACTGGCAGGCAGTTGTAGCCCTGGCGCGTGTATGAAAGGTTGTAGGCATACTTCGCTGACGGCAGGCCCGAATAGGTCCAGCCGTCCTGATATGCCGTCCGGTAGGCGTCGAAGTAGGTCGGAATGTCAAAGGTCTGGACCACATTCATCGGGCGAGCCGTGCTCATGAAAATGTGCCGCCCGTTCTGGTCCCATATGTCGATCGGGCCGCCCGTCACCCAAGGCCGATCGAACACGTAGTATTCGCATTGGCCGCGGAACCGGAAGAGGTATGTGCCCCCGCCCATATCCATAGAATCGACGCCCCCGAATCCCGAGACGGGCCGGAAGAATAGAACCGGATCGAGACAACTCAGCGTAATGTTGTTGTAGCGATCCGGCCCCGTCACTCCCGAGTACCGCAAGAACATATTCACGTTTCGGCTGTCCACAATCAGGTCGCCGGCCTCGTTGTAGAGAACGACTGCTGCATCTGCCATCACTTGACCCCGTAAATGACTTTGACGCCAACGCGCGGGCTGGGATGCCCGGGGATGAAGCGCCAGGAAATTAAGCCACCGGCACGCGCGATCATCGCGTTGTTTCTGGCAAAGCCATAGTCGCCTATGGCCTGCACGGCGATCCAACCATCAGGACCGTTGATAGCGTCAATGTACGTACTGCCATCGCTGGTCCCCGTGGAGAATGAGCCCAATTGGCGGGCGACCCTGGTGTTGAAATTGAACAGCTCCCGGCCGTACATGTCCCAAATTTGAAGCGGCACCGCCATATCACCCCCCACCAAATCGGGCGCCCAGAACCCCGTTGGGGTAGTAGTAGCGCATGCCGTTGTTGTTAATCTCGGTACGCGATCCGTCCGACACCGTGCCGTTGAACGACATGACACCAGAACGCATGTTGAGGGAGAAAACCGGCAGCCCTTGCGGATTAACCGCATCAGACCGAAGCACGTCCGCGATCTGCGCAGAGCCAATGGAAGCTTGCCCAATGAATGCTTGGTTCATGAAGACCTGCCCGCCCTGCACCACAAACGGAGTTTTGAGCGACCCCGAGGACTCATCCAGCACTGCGACCCGCTGCGCCGATAGCAATACCTGAGAAGTGACAACCCCTTTGTCATTCTCCACACCCACACCAATACCGGCCATGTAGGGTTTACCGTCAACGGTCATCTGGGTCTTGACGGTCCACATGGCAGCTAGCGCCGAGGTCAATGCCGCCACTTCCACCGCAGCCTCGCCAGCGCTATCGATCTTCTCGCGCAAGGCCTGGTAAAGATGTGTTTCCTTGATCTGGCCGGCGATGTAGTCAAGAATCAGGTCTGCGTCTGCACTGGCCTTTCCATGAACGCCGGCTCCAGATGGATACATCTCGCCGGCGACCCCGTTCTTGTCAACCAGCCGCGCCCAAAACCAGAACTCCACGCCAGCAGCCAACCCCATCAACGTATGAGTATTCTGCGGGTACGCAAAATCACCTAGCCGCGTCGCATCATCGAAACTCGGCGTTCTGCTATAGAAAAGCTCGGTGCGGCCGATAATTGAAGGCCCCGCAGGCAACCCCCAATCCAGGCGTACCCCGAACGCCAAGCTAGTCGTCGCCAAGGAGGTCACTCTAGGTGGTGGTCCCAGGATGCCGTCAAGCTGCGTCAGCGTGGAAGTGGCCCAAATCGAAGCCACGTCCAGCGCATTCAGCGCCCGCACGCGGAACGTGTAGCCGCCGGCGTAGATGTTCGGCACCTCCACCCGCGTGTAGCCTGTGCGCGGCAGGTTGATCCAGTCCGAGTTGTCCCGGCGCCACTGCACCTCATAGGCCACAGCACTATCGGCCGCCTTCCATTCGAAAACAGCGGTGTGATTCGCAATGCCCTGGCTGACGATGTAATAGGCGCTGATCTTCGGTTCCGTGGGCGGCGACTGCACGCCAGGCGGCACCACCGAAATCGGCGGGCGGTCCAGGCGCGTCCCAAAGTCCACGTTGTTGAACTTGCCCGGCTCGTGCTGGATGGCCGAGACGTCGGCCAGCACTCCATCCTTGCGCTTGATGCTCAAGACGCGGAACGTCTGCGCCGACAGCGCCTCGGATTCCAGCGTCCATACGCATTCCGGCTCCGGCACCTCGGAAAACGGCGTCTGGACATCGATATGCATGGCAGTGCCAGGCAGGCCGATCAAGTCCCACGTCAGCGCGGTTGAGTCGTAGCTGTAGACCCCGCTATCCAGCGTCAGCGGCTCCCCCATGGCCGACGTGACAACACGGGTTTCCGACTTGCCGTTCGGCAGGTTCACCGTCAGGCGGTCCCCGGGGCGGATGCCCAGTTCAGCGTCCACCACGATCCGGCTGACCGTGGCCTCGCGGATACGTCCGCCGATACGCCGGCCGGCCAGGTGCTGGTCAGCGACCCGGATGATGCTGCCAGGGCGGACCTGGCAATGCTCCAGCCCCACCGAGAACGTCACGCCCCGCGTCTCCAGGTTCGACGTGAGCAAAAGCCACTTTCCAACCCGATTGGCCTGTCCGCGCGACGTGCAGCCAAATGCGGTTACCTCCAGCTGCTTGATACCGTAGCGCGCAATACCCTCGCGATTCTCGACGTACTCAACCTTCTGGCGCCCCATGTCCGTCAAATCGCACCAGGACACCAGCGCGACCGTGTATCGGGTGTTCAACGCCGACCCGGTGTAAGAGAACCGGCCATCAATTACGTTGGCCGACGAGTACGTGTAAACCGGGTCTCCCGGCATATCCGCCACGGCGATCACCGAGGAATTCGCCCAGTACGCCATGCCGCGAAACACCGATGCCAGATCCTGGACCACGCGGTAGGCGTCGGCCGTCGTCTGCAAATAGACGTTGCAGGTGAAGCGCGGCTCCTTTCCGCCGAACCCATCGTCCACCAGCTCGTCGCAGTACCGGCCAATCTGGTACAGCCCCCACTTGTCCAGCCAGCCGGCCGGAACGCGCTCGCCCAGACCGTAGCGGTCATTGCCCACCAGGTCGAAGAACACCCAGGCGGGGTTATCCGTCCACGCCGCCTTGAACGTGCCGTCCCAGGTTCCAGTATAGGCGCGCGTCTCCGGGTCGTAGTTGCTCGGCACCCGGATGATGCGCCCCTTCATGTCGTAGGCGCGCGTGGGCACGCTTTGGAATTGCGAGGCGTCGATCTTGATGCCGACCACGGCCGACATGGGATAGCGCAGCTTCGCGTCGATGACCTCGGTCACAGCGTCCACGAACGTGCGATCTGCGATCGTGTTGCTGTTGGCGTTGGCAGTCAGACGCCGAACGCGGACGCTCCAGCCCTGCTGCGCGCCGGCCAGCAGGTCGATGCGATGCGAGCGCGCGTAGCGCTGCGTGGTCTTGCCGTCAAAGGCGCTGGTCAGCACCTGCTGGTAGGCGGCACCATCACGGCTCACGTCGATTGCGTACTCGACCCGGTAGCCGTTGATGTCGCCGTTCGACGTGTCGGCGCGGCTCAAGCCCTCGACGGCCAGGGTCACCCGCACAGCGGACAACTGGCGATTGGTGAAAAGACGGACCCAGGGTTGCGTGGCCTTCAGTTCCGTGCTGACGCCAATGGTGTTTTCGGACGCCGGGAACCCAGGCAACGGATCTTGCCATTGCGTGCCAGTCCGGAAGTCGATCGACACGTTGGAAAAGTTCAGCGAGCCGTCGGCGTTCGCAACGGGCGTGCCATTCAGGTAAACGTCGCGCAACGCGCCACCGAGGCCATGCACAGGGCCATAGATCTCGCCTTCGCTCAACAAATCGATGACGCGGGCATAGGCGATGCTATGCAGGCTGTCGGGGGCCTCGCTCGGGCCGCTCCCTCCGCCTCCACCCTTACCGCCTTTGTGGCCGATGACGTGCAGCGCAACGCTCGGGCGACGGCCATAAAAAAAGGCACCCGAAGGTGCCTTTCTGCGCTTCCTGAGTTTCATGCTTGATCTTCCGAAAAAATCCCTGCGGATATCGTTGCGCTGCCGATGATCATGCGGCCATACAGCACCGGAACCGGATTGCCCTGCGCTGACGTATTGATTGGGCCGTTGAAGTTGTAGGACGCGCCATTTTCGGGACGATCTTTGGCGCTCAACGCGCGCTGCTGCGGCGAGAGCATCTGCACAACCCCGCCCAGCATCATGGCGCCGCCCATTTGCATGAGGGGAATGCCAATACCACTGCCCACACCGGTGTACGTCAGTACACCACCCACCACCACCAAGGCAGCGCCCAGAATCGTCTGGAACAAGCCAGCCCGCTTCGCACCTGTCAGCATCGGCGCAATACGGATATCGTTGTCACCAACAGGGTGCAAGATCTGGTCTTCTGTCAAGTTCCGCTTCCCGACGAAGCAGGCATAGGCCACGCCCCTACCCGCGCTTGCCGCCATCTCCGCCTCAAAGCCCGGCACAAGCACGCAGAGGGCGCGGACGGCTTCTGCGGTGCTGCTGACTGCCAGCCTATGCACCCGGCCGAATTGCGCGCCCAGGCGCCCGTACAGTCGTACCGTGCGTAGTGTTTCGTTCATGCGTTACCTTGATATCGCAGCACCAGGCGTGTCGCCTCGCGCCAATAGCCGCCATACACCACCCGCTCGGACTGGCGCCCATAGAGGTGGTGCAGCATCGCGTCTGGCACCGAGAACAGGCCCGGCGCTTCCTTCAACCCCTCGGCGCCCAGGAATACGCCAGCGTGGTTGGCGCGGTTGGATCGGACATGCATCAGGATCACGTCGCCGGGCGCCATGTCTTCGCCGGCCTGCAGCGGCCGGAATCCCGCCTCGGCGTAGTGGTCCATGTACAGGTCGCCTTCGCGGCCCGGCTCCCACCAGCCATCATCGCGCTGGAAGTCCAGCAGCTCGATACCGCGCTCGCGCTTGTACCAATCCCGCACCAGGCTGTAGCAGTCCAGCACGCCATGCGCGAACTGGCGGCCCAGCAATGGGGCCTGGAAGCCCACCGGGGTAAAGCCCCGGACCTCGCCCGCCACCACGGCGCCGTCGTCGCCCTTGGCCACGGCCACGATGAACCAGGGCACGCCCGTAGCCTCGCAGGCCACTCGGTCCGCCTCGCTCGGTGCCGGCGTGTCGTCGGGATGCGAATGCACGATTGCCACGATCCGCCCGGTGTCTTCGGCCGCGGCGTAGTCGTCGGCGGCCAGCACGAAATGGTCGGCGCTGGCCGCCGTATTCCGGCACGGCACATACACCTCCCTGCGCGCCACCATCACCACCAGCCCGCAGCACTCGCGCGGGTACTCGGCCACCGCGTGGGCGCGGATGGCCTCCATCGTCTTCTTGCGCATGTCTATCCCCTGATCAGGTCGGCCGAGGGGAACCCACCGAAGTTGATGACCTCGTACTCGCCGAATCGCTTCTTGCAGTCGGACATGAGGCCCGAGCAGCGATCACGCGCCGGGTCCGTGACCGGGTTTCCGGCCAGGTCGAACATGCGGCTGCCGGTGTAGCCGCAGTACGGTCCCCGGTAGCCGCCCTTGCGTAGCCAGCCGCACACGCCGGCGATGATCGGCCGGCTGGGCAGCTGCTGACCGTCGAAGTCCAGCGCGCTCGACAGCTGGAATTCCACCACCTCGGCGGTTTCGGCCGTCTTCTGCTGCACAATCCAGACCTCGGCCGGCAACTCTTCCGCCGGGTTCGCCGTGGGGTTGCCGTCCGGGAAGTTCCGGGCATCGAGATAGCTCCCCAGCGTGCGCCGCACCCGGACCCAGGCGCCGACCATGTCATCCAGTGCGATACACAGCGAAGAAATCACGCCAGCGACAGGCTTGCCTTCGGCGTCTGCACCGATGTTTCCAACCGACAGCGTAGGCGTGGGCTGCTGACCGTCGCCCACCTGTTCGAAGCCTTCCGCCGTGATGGCCCAGGGGTCGTATTGGTTACCCTGCCACCAGATAGGCCCCACCTGCGTGTAGCCGTGGAAGCGCTGAAGTGTCCCGCCGATAGGCGTGGCGTCCAGCTCGTAGAGTTCGACCAGGTCGCCGACTTCCAGTTTTTGCACATCTGCATAAATCCGCATGCTGCCCCCTATGCCTTCAACGTGGCCGCCAGGCGGAACAGGTCCAGGCGCTGTTCCTGCGTCAGCCCCAGTACGTCAGCGACCGCGTGAAGCATCACGCTGCCCCATTCAAACGCCTGCACCTCGTCCCAGGCGCGCCGGTAGTACGCCGGTGTGGTCGGGGAGTTCAGTAGCTCCTCGAACGCGTCAAACAGCGTCCAGTCCGGCCGCCCTTCCTTCGGGAAAGGCGTCAGGCGCATGGCCTCGCGGCCCTGGTAGCGGGACACAGCCCCGGGAACGGCGGCTGGCGCTGGCGCCGTCGGGTCGTGCGCAGCAACGACAGCCTCGACCGCGGCGCGGTCCTCGGGCGACAAGGCCGAATTCAACGTCACGGATCCGTCCAGGTTGACGACATCCCCGAAACTGACGCCGTTCGGCGTCCATGCGATTGGCACGCCCCAAAGACCAGCGGCAGTGAGTTCGGATGGGAAGGAGGGTCCGATGTTCTTCATCGCTTGTTGCTCACGAAATAGCCGCAGGTTAGATAGGCAGTCCCGCTCCCCCCGGAACTCAACCGAGGATCGATATAGTGGAAGCCCTCAGCCAAGCCGCCCTTGACGGCATACATACCGGCGGGGATCGCTCCATTGGCGACTGGGATCGTGCCGTATGACGCGTTCTCGGCCACACCGTCCAGGAATATCGTCAGAGTCGGAGCGATCCCGGCTGTATCGCTGCTGATCACGCCAGCTGTGCCGAATTCAACGGCCTCGCCGGCCCACACCCATGTATTGACAGCGGGTGCAACCGACACCGGGGAGGCCGAGGCCGTCCCCGCAAGATAGGCGGACCCTCGCCCGATATTGCTGTAGCGGTTGAACCAAGAAGCCACGCCGGGAACGACGCCATCAAACTGAAATTGCCCCGACGCATTCTTAAACGCCATGCCGACCAGGGTCCGCGTGGGATCGCCCGATTTGATCTCCACCCCATCGGAATGGCGCGCGTGGCCGGTGGTAACGCCCTCCAACGAGATCCCGCCGCTTCCATCATCCTTCGCATAGACATAGTTCGCACTACCATTGGCTCCGACGGCAGCACCGATCGGCAAGGAGATGCCCCCGGCTGGGATTCGGTACTGCCTGCCGTTGATGATGAGGCCGTTGCCGTTGTAGGGCATCAGCCGGCATTCGCTGGCGCTGACATAGACGAACCGACATTGGCCATGGGCCGGTGCCGGCAACTGGCCGGCCGGCACCTTCCCACCAGAGTCCAACGTTGCCACGCCCCCGGGCTGGCCCTTCTGCGAGAGCGGGATTGAATCCTCGGCCGCCGGCAGGTTGACCGCTGGCACCTTGCCGCTGGCGTCGAGCGGTGCGACCCCGCCAGCAGTTCCCGCCGGAAGGTTTGCCATCGGCACCTTGGCGCCAGCGTCCAGCGGCGCGAAGCCGCCCGCGGCGCCTTTTTCTTCCGCGAGAGCATAATCCTCCAGATGCGCGGCCGGCACTTTGCCGGAGGCGTCCAAAGGCGCCACGCCCCCGGCCATGCCCTTCTGGGCGGCGGGGATCGCGGCGTCGGCCGTGGCCTTGGCCTCGGTAGCAGTCTGCGCCGCGTTGGTCGCGGTCAATTCCACCGCGTCGACGCCCGTCTGCACTTTGGTGAAGTTGGCGTTGACCTTGGCCATGCCGTTTCTCAGCGGGTCGCCCGTGCCGTCATTGGCCTGCTGGCCAATGGGGATTTGTTCAAGTTGTTCCATCGTTTCTAGGGCCTGAAGACCTGTTCGAATGTTGCGGAAAGCGTGTAGACCGTACCACCGACCGGTGTCAGGCTGAACGAGGAAACCTCGTAGTAGCCCTCTTCGCCGGCCGGTGGCGTCCACAAGAAGGAACGGACGCCCGAATGCCTATCCAGGAAGTCCATGGCGGCCATGATTTCCGCGCGGTCCCCCTGGATCTGAACGGGCCAGGATTGAACCCGGTTGTTGATGCCGTCGCCTACCACCTGGCGATACCCATCGCCAAAGCGCGCGACGATGCGCCGATAGGTAACCGTTCCCGCCGGCTGGCCCGTTGCGCGCCAGGTAAACCGCTCAGCCATATGTGGCCCTCCCGTTCATTGCCTTCCAGGCCGTCCCATTCGCCTTGTAGGAGCGATCAACGACACGCTGGGCTACTGCCTCCATCTGGGACAGCATTTCGCGTCCCATAGCCTCATCCTGGCCTTTCTGAGACGTCTGCCGGCCCGAATCGTTGAAGATCACCTGATTCGTGATGTTGTATGTGGCCCCTCCGGTGCCACCGCCCCCCGGCACGTTGTTACGCAGCGGGGTGACGAAGCCGCCATCGCCGCCGCTCATCAGGTAGGTGTTACCGCCCTCCGAATAAAGCTCCGGCCCTCGCTCGTTCACCCTATAAAGCGAGTTCGGCGCCGTAGGCCCACCAGAAGCGCGGGCGCCTGCCACCGCGCCCCAACTGCCTGTCATCCCATCGACATTGCCAGTCATCGATCCGCCGGCCGTGGCGCCGGCACCGGCGGTGATACCGCTAGCCAGCGAGCCGACGATGCTGCCGACCATGCCAACAATGGCTTGCCGCGCCGCGATGCGGGCCAGGTCGGAAAGGACGCTCTTGGCGAAGTCAGCGAAACTGAGTTTCCCCGTAGTGGCGAATTTGACAACCGCGTCCTCCATGCCCTGGAAGGCATTGGAAAACAGCGTCTTGGACTGCCCGGCCACGTTGGACGCCGAGTCCAGGTAGTTGTCCAGCGCGGAAGTCGCGCCCTTCGTCCAATCGCCCTGAGCCTCGCGCACCTGGTCGAAATACCCCTGCTGCATCTCCAGGCGCTTCGTCAGGTGCTCTTGCAGCAGCAGGGTTTCGGCTTGGTAGCCCTCCGCCGTCACCTTGCCCAGCGTGCGGTCCCTGGTCAGCCGTTCAACCTGGTTCTGGTAGTCGCGCAAGATGCCCTGGCGGGCGCGCAATTCCTCCTGCGCGCGGTCGCCCATCCCAATACCCGCGACCTGGTCGGCAAACTGCTGTTGCTCCAAACGGCGAGACGACTCCAGGCTGGAGCGAAGGGCTTCCAGTTTGGCCGCTTCCTGCTTGGTGCGCAGTTCCTGCTCAGCTGCGACGTTCAGATCCAGCTGAGCCCGCAGCTTGTCTTGCTGTGCGAGCAGGCTCTTCTGGTCCGCCGTGAGTACCTTCTTTTCCTTCAGGTCGGCGATCTGCTGTTCGAACTCGGCGCGCTTCTGCCCCCAACCCGCCAACTTGCCTTCGCTGGTGATCTGGGCCTTTAGCGATGCTTCGCCTTCGCGGAACTGCTGCAACAGTTTCACCGCGGCGCTATCGGTATAGGCCTTGGCCGCAGGGTCTTTGTATTTGTCGTTGATCTGGTCGATCAGCTTCTTCTGGGCTTCGAGCGTGGCGCCAGTCAGCGCCGCGTCCTTCTTGACCTGGGCAATCTCGCGCTCGCGCTTCTGCTGGTTGGTCTCCGTCTCCTTGGCCAGAGCCGCCAGGCGACCTGGGCCCGCCACCTTCTCGGCCTCCTGCCGCTTCAGCATGCCCTGAATTGCGGCTTCGTCCGCCTGCTGCTGGAGCATGGCGGCTTCCGCATTCAGCTTATCGGCCTCCTTCTCCAGGGGCCGCGCGCGGCGGCGGGCACCACGACCGCCATCGCCGAAAAATGCCTGAGATTCATCGGTTGGCGGCGTGGCATTGGTTCGCAGCTTCGTCAACTCGGCGTTGACTTCCCGCAAGCGGCCGACTAGGTCATCGAAGCTGGGGGCACGCCCCAGGCTTTTCATCGCCTCCCATGCGCCGAGCGCGCCTTGCTTGGTGGAGTCCCAGGCGCGCTCAAGATAGCCCAGGTTCTGCCGCACATCGTCGGCCTGCTGCTTCACCGCATCGGCATACGTGCGCTGGGCGAGCGCAGCGGCCTCCTGCGTCCGTCCCTGGCGCTCCAGCGCCGCAATCTGCTCGTAGATCGCGAGCGTCAGAAAGTTCTGCTTCTCGTTGAGCGCCGCGATGGCCTCGGCCGGCTTCGTGCGCAGCGATTCGAATTCCTGAATCGTGTCACCGATGGCCTTTCCCGTCGCGCGGTTCATGGCGACAGCAGCGACACCGACGGCCTGGATGTTCTGCGTCGTGATCTTGCCGGACGCTGCGATCAGGTTGAGCGCGTCAACCGCCTTCCCACGCGAGCCAGCAACAGCACCGATCCGGGACGCAAGATCGGACATGCCGGTGGCCGTCTGACCAATCGCGTTCCCGCTGAGAATCAGCGTTTTGGTGAACTCCTGTTGTTCCGACTTTCCCGCAGACAGCGCCGCAATCCATAGTGACACCGCGCCAGCGGCCAGCGTGTAGGGGTTCACCAACCCCAGAATGGCGCCGCCCAGGGCTTTGGCGGCCGGCACGATACCGCCAAACATGTCCTTCAGCTGCCCGCCTTGCTGAAGCAGGACCGTCAGCGGCTGCTGGCCGCCCTGGAGCGACACGACAATGTCAGTCAGCTGCGCCGGCACACCACGAAGGGCGGCGGCCTGCTGTGCGGCGCTGATCCCGTACTGGTTCAACTGCTTACCGGCGCCGGCCGCCGCCGCGCCAGTGGCTGATAGCTTGGTCTTCAACTCGTCCAGAATGGACGTGGGTACGTCACGCAGCGCAGCGTTGTACAGAATCTGCTGCTTGCGCGTGAAGTCGATGGTATTGGCCTGATTGATCAGGGCATCGACCCGGCGGCGCTCGGCTGCCGTCAGCTTGGCATAGTCCGCCTGGGCTGACTGCGACATGTCGCTGGTGCGACGCTTCGCCGTCGCAATGGCGGTATCGAACTGCGAGGTGTCGACAACAATGTCTAGCCGCGCAGTTCCTATGCTTTCCTGTGCCATAGTTCAGCTCTTGTGTAGATACTCCAGGGCGGCCCGCTCGATCATCCGGAGCATTTCCATGACCTGGCGCTGCCGCTTGCGCGGCACCCCGTGCAATTGCAGGTCTGCATACATAGCCAGGTAATCCAGGCCAACGGGGCCGCCAGCCCCGACCCGCCATTGCGTTTGGTTGCGCACAAAAAGCGCGAAGGCATCCGCCAATTCCGGCGAGACCTCCACCGGCGGCCGCTTGAACAGTGAAGGCCGCGAGCGGATTCCCGCCAGCGCAAGCGCCTGCGCAGATGGCGGCGTCCAATAGAACGCCGCCACCGCCGCCCTTACCCGTTTCCCAGTTCGACCTGGAGCGCACGGTTGTAGGCCTGGACGATGGCCAGATCCGCGCCGGGCTGGTGCTGCCGCAAGGCGACGATGCCGGCTTCATCCAGCGGCATATCCGCGTTCCAGCGCTCGATCAGTTCCAGCAGCAGCGCATCGGTGCTGAGCTTGCCCTTTTCCACCTTCGCCATGAGGGCGCGGTACTCGTCCCCGGTCTTGTGGCGGAATGCCAGTTCCAGCGTCTGCGTCCGGCCCTGACCGGTGATCGTCACCTTGGCCTCGATGACAGGGTTCCCTTTGATGATGAACGTCATGCTTAGGCCTCGTCGTAGGTCACGGTGTCCGCCACCAGCGACAGCGTGAAGGTGTTCTGCAGGTTGACGTTCTGGCCGCCCGTCGCTTCCTTGCGGAACGAGGGATAGCCGTAGTAGTACGTGACGCTGCCGTCCGGGTAAGTGGTTTCCAGCACCACCGGCTGGCGCAGGCGGTCGGCCGTGATCAGCGCCTTGTACCAGGGCTTCTTGCGGTCGTAGTCGACCGTGTACGTCAGCACCGTCGGCGTCTTGACCGTGGGCTTCTGCTGTTGCTTGCCGGTCGGGTCCTCGGTGTACTGGTACGTGTGGTATTGCTGCTCGCCGCCGGTGATTTGCACGTCGGTGATCTGGTCCAGGCTGACCCAGTCGTTGACCTTGCGGAACGTGCCCGCGCCCTGGCCTGCGGGATACAAACGCAGGTCTTCGGTGTCCGCGCCGTCGATCTTGAAGCCATCAGCCGTCACATCCGAAGCGCGAAAAACGGAATTGTCCAGAGCCGGCCAGCCCGAGGCGAGCACCAGCACATCTCCCGCCGTGGGCGGAGTGGCGGTCGTCGCGGTCGGGTCGATCCCATTCGTTACCGCGCTGATCACCACCGCCTGCGCGAGCGTCTTCGAAACGCGGAATTGCGACCCATTGATGAAAATGGAAGACATATCGAATCCTCAAAAAAAATGCCCGGCGAGTGCCGGGCGAGAACTTGTTGCGGGGGAAAATCTAGCGGAGATACCAAATGCCGAAGTCCTGGCGGGTTCCGCGCTTCTTGATGGCCTCTTCGTAAAGGTCGATCGGCGCGCCGTAGGGCTCCACCGCGGGAAAGTCGCTTTCGCAAAGCGCCGTTGCGACCTGGTCAGCAATCGCCTCAGCCTGCAAGCGCGTTTCAGCCCACACATGGACCTGTATGCGTCGGTGTCTCTTCTCACGCCGCTTTCCCTCGACGTACCATTGCTCTTCGCCGCCCGCGCCCTGGTAGACGATGAGGGGAAAAACAGGCTTGTCCGGTGTGACGTCCGGGTACGCTCGCCCCGACACCAGCGGCGCCAGCAATTCTTTCAGTCGTGATTCAAGCGGCATCCCCCACCTCCTGCGCCGCCAGGAGTTCGGGCAACCTCTCCTGGCCCCGCTTGATCATGGCCAACTGGGCCCGACCGTTGGCCGCATCAAAGGCCGGTCGGAGGAACGGATATGCCGGCACCCACTTGGGAGAGGCCAGCTTTCGGCGCTTGTCGGTGACATACGTGCCATCCGGCTTGCGGACCACGGCGTATATCTGCCAGTGGCCGAACTCGATCAGATGACCGTGGGGCGCCTTCCGCTTGTTCCAGGTCACCGCGTACTGCACTTCCTTGTCGGTAGATCGGTTCTCCCGGAAGGCGAGATAGAGGGCGTCGGCCAGAACGCCGTTGTGTGTGTTCACCCGCGCCTTAGCCTCGTCCCTTAGTACTTCGCCGCCGGCAACGGCCATCGAGCGCGCCAAGCTGACGCGGGCTGGCCCTAAGAGCCGATCCAGACCAGCCGACCACGCGGAGGTGTCAAAAGTTGCCTGAATTCCGTTAACCATCGCCGCCCCCTTGCTCGCAAACCAAGTCCGTCCACTGTCGACCCGCGTAATCCATGAGGACGTTCTTTATGTCGAAGGGGTCGCCGACCGGTAGGCCGTCGAACAATTCGACCACCCGCATGCCCTGGTCGATACCTCGTCGGAATCGAATTCGGAAGCTATACACGCCGATCGATGCCCCCAAATTGCCCTGGTTTCGTGTGATAGAGCCCATCCCCGTCTGGCCGCGAGGATCTGCGCGTACAGTTGCGACTTCTTCCCACGCGCCGTTCGGCTGCCCTGCGGCATCGCTACCGTTCCCCCGCTGTTCTATCCGGATCCACAAGCGCAACCGCCCCGCCCTCATGGCATCATCTCCCGGCGATCAGGGCGCAGGAGTTCTTCGATACCTTGCGGCAATCTCACCGCCGTCGCCCCGACCACGACTTCCTCGCGGTTGGCGTAGAGGTTGCCCAGGGTCAATCGAACAGCAGCCTCGATCCTCGGCGTTGCGACCATACCGACGAGAACCCGCTGAAAGCCGGCCTTCGCCTCCTTCAGGCGTTCGGTGGCAAGGTTGACCGCCATCTGTTGCGCCGCCGAATTGGTGAGTGCGGCCGCGCTTGTGATAGCCGCGTCATAGGCTTCTTGAGCGTCCCCCGCGGCCTGCGGCAAAGCGTCTTGCGCCGCCAGAAGCTCGTCTTTCGACGTGAAGAAGGCACGATTCAGATGGCCCGCAACGGCGCTTTCCGCACTCGCAAGCAGCTTCGCCAGCAGCGGGGCATCCACCGGGTCGGCGTTGCATTGCACGATGCACTCTTCAGGGGTCAGCAACGGCATGGTCAGTCCTTCTTGCCTTCGGCCAAGGCCTGGCGCAGCTTGTCCATGCCCCAGCGCTTGTCGTACTTGATCTGCGCTTCATCGAGTTGAGCCCGCAGCGCCATCAATTCGGGTGCGTCTTCATTGGATTCTTCGACGGCGCCCAGGTCGCGGGCGGCCGGCAGCAGCCAGCTAGGGCAGTCTTCGCCAGCCGCATATTCGACCGGGTAGATTTCGCCTTCCGGCACGCCGCGAATGGTCTTGGTCAGTTTCATCGATCTTCTCCGGTGTGGCACAGGGGCGCCGAAATTGCGCCCCTGTGCCTGATGGTTACGCGCCGATCTTCATCGCGCGCATGGGTTCGGGGTTGTGGACACCGCCGCCCACGCGCTTGGTCGTGTAGAACAGCACGAAGGGCTTGTTGGTGTAGGGGTCACGCAGCACCTTCACGCCGACGCGGTCGTAAATGGTGTAAGTGCGCTTGAAGTCCCCGAACAGCAACGGCGTGGCGCCGGCCACCGCGTCGGGCATGTCCGGCACTTCGGTGGCCGGGAAGCCCGCCAGGGTCGCCGGCTGGCCAGCCACCATAGACGGTTGCCACAGGTAGTTGCCTTGCCCGTCCTTGAGCTTGCGGACCAGCCCCTGGGTCTTGCGGTTCATCGAGAAACGCGCGTTGCCCGTAAAGGCCGACGGCAGGTCGTAGACGATATCGATGATGGCGTCGGATGTGATCGCGGCCGCTGCACCGCTGTTCACGGACTTGATTGCGCCGAACGGGTGCTTGGCGGCGTTGGCGCCGCCCTCGACATAGGTCAAGATGCCAAAGGGCTTGTTCGTGCCATTGCCCGACACATACGCCAGTCCTTCCTGCTTGGAGAATTCCGTTTCCACCTCCCCGGCCAACCAGCTCTCGAGGTTGATGGCTGCATCGTCCAGCAGCTGTTGCGTGGCGGCCGGATTGGCGTAAATCTCGCCCCATCCGAAACCCAGCGACGCGAAGCCCGAAGTGTTCGACTGCGGACGCGGGTCCGTTTCTCCGACCCAGCCCGAGGCCGTTCCGCCCAGGTTGTACAGCTTGGTCAGGCCGGCGCCCGAAACTTGCTGCACGTTCGCCAGCTGACGCATGGGGGACACCAGCACCAGTTTGTCGGTGATGGTACGGTCCCATTCCACCGGCGCGAGGTAGCCGCCCTCGTCGGCCGCGCCCTTGTTCAAGGCGGCCTGCACGTCGCCCTTCTTGAAGTGGGCATTGAACGCCTCGCTGTACTCGGCATCCTTCAGGGCTTGGCCCCCGCCCCCGCCCATCTGGGCCGATGCGATCTTCAGATTGGCCTCGTCGATGGCCGACTGGAGCCGCGAAATGTCGGCGTTGATCTTCTCGACCTTGAAGGCCTGCAGGGCGTCGTGCGTGCCCTTCTTGACCTCGTCCAATTGCTTGGTGTGTTCATCCTTGAACGTGGCGAAGGCCTGATTCAGGCTTTCGATCAGGGCCTTGACATCGGCCGGGGCGCCAGCGTCGGCGCGAACGGAAACCAGCCCGCGCGGCACGCGGGCGTTCGACTGGTGCTTCATGTTTAACCTCGCAGGGTTGAAAGTGTGGTTTGCAGCAAGGCTGCTACGTCATCGCCAGCGCACGGCGTGGCAGTTGTGGCAGCGCTCGGCTTGCCGGAAAAAAGTGCTTTGAAGGTGTCGCGTCGCGACGAACGGCTGTATCCGGCCTTCGCCATGGCCGCCTCAACTTGGGCCAGGGCCCGCCGCTCCGCGCCGGATTTGGGCGCCTCGCTGATCGCGGCCCCGTCCAGTAGCCCGGTGGCGAACCCATCTTCCACGGCCTGGTCGGCGCCAATCCAGGTTTCCTGGTCCATCAAGACCGCAGCCTGTTTGGCCGTCATTCCGGTGCGGGCGGCATAGACCTGCGCCATGGCCGCGTCGAACGGCTCCAGCTTCGCCGCAGCATCGACCAGGTCATGGCGATTGCCGATGGCGACGGCCCAAGCGTTGTGGATCATCAGGAACGACCCTTGCCCCATGAGAATTTCGTCCCCCGCCATGGCGATTACCGAAGCCGCCGAGGCGGCCAGACCCAACACCTTGATGGTGACCTTGGCCTTGTGTTCGCGCAGAGCGTTGTAGATCGCCACGCCTTCGAAGAAATTCCCGCCAGGCGAATTGACATTGACCGTCACGTCCCGCGCACCGATGGAGCGCAGTGCAGACTGGATGCGCTTGACGGTCACGCCGCTTCCGTCCCAGGCTTCCCCGATGGCGTCATAGATCGAGATGCTGGCGTCCTCGGTGTCGTTTGCGGCGCGCACTTGGGGCGCCCACCGCTCCAGGGCGTCAGGCCGAAGATCGAAGTCGGCGGCGCCCAACCGGGCATCCGCCTTTATTTCAGGCAGTTGGATCAGGCTCATTGCTCTTTCCTTTCTGGTTTGTCGGGTCGCGCAGCCTGTTGGCCTGCGGGTCATCGCTGGCGGGTAGGTCCGACAGGTCCCGGATTTCGTTTTGCCACATCCAAGGGGGATGGCCGCCAGCGCCAGACGCCTTGGCGAAGTAGTCGGCCTGGTCCTTCAGGGTGCCGCGCATGAGCGCGCGCTCGTTGAACTTGTAGGTCAGGCTGTCGAGTTCATCGTCGCTCAGGAAGGTGCGCATGGCAGCCTGTTCCCATGCTGTGAACCAGAACTGCAACCCGTACTGCACAAAGAAGATGCCCAGCTGCTCGATGCCTGAACCCCAACTGGTGTCATCCATCATCAGCAGTGGACGCGGCACACCAAAGGCGCGTGCGACTTCTTCGATCTGGGCGTTCCGGTTCTCGATGTGCTGCGCCTCTGCGGCTGTGGCCGAGAACTTGTTTGCCTTAGCCCCTTCTTCAAGCAGCATCCAACGCTGCGCGTTATCCGCGCCGGCATAGTCGGTATCGAGCGACTGGCGCATTCGGTTGTAGGCCGTGTCCGAAAGGGGCTTGGGCACCTCCACCGCGCCCCCAGCGAGGTTGCCGGTACGGAACACTCGACCCGCCGCCCGTTCAGCATCGCGTGCCAGCGCGATAGCATCCCGCGCGAGTTTCATCCGGCCTATGCCTTCCACACCGTCGATGGAAATATCCCGAAGGTGAAAGACCTCCTTCTGGGATAGGACAACCTGCTGGCCATCCGGACGGGTGTACGTGTAGCGCATCTCCCATCCCACGAGTTCCGCCTTGACAGAGCCCAGCGCCATCGGGACGACAGCGATGGGCCGGCCAGCGGACCAGATCACGCGGGCATAGCCGTTCCCCTGCTCCAACGCGTGCAGCTGCATCATGCTCTTGAATTCAAACGGGGTTTGCCAGCCGTTCGGCTTGAGCTTCAAGAGGCGATAGCCAGGGTGGTCTTTCGCCAACGCCTTTGTCGCGTCATTACGCATCAGGTTGAGCGGCAACATCCCCAACGACGTAACGATCAGGGAGACACACCGCAGCGCGGCCATGTTGCGCAACGACTCCACCCGGCGGTTGTAATCGCCGGTTCGCATGTACTCCAGCAGTGCGGGGTCATCAAGGCCACTGAAGGCCTGCCCCCTGGGCTGCTGTGACGCCTGCGCCGACTCGGGCGCAAAGGTCGGCTCCAGGCGCGGGCCGGCTTCAGGCGTCAACTCGCCGTCCGAGCCGCCCAAAAATCGGTCCAGTAGTTTCATTGGTTCTCTCAGATGAATCGGATTCCGCGGGATTCGTACACGGACTGGCCCGAGGCCTCGGGATTGAGCACCATCAGTTGGGCCGCATCGAAGGTGGCCATCAATGGGTCAATCTTCGCCGTACCGCTGGCCTGCTTGGTAATCAGAATTCCATTCGCCCGAAGCTCAACACGGGCATTCCCCACCACCCAGGCCATCAGGGCTTGATCGCCGTGAAGGAATGTCCCTTCCGCGAGCTTGCGTTCGACGGTCTTGATGATTCCGCCCAGCTTCCAGCCCTGCGAAACACCCACAATCAGCTCCTCGGGGATTCCCGCTTCGGCCAGCGCGTCGTTGAACGTGACGCCGCTTTGGTCGGCGCCGATTCCGCACTTCTCGGGAAAGAGGCCGGCGTCATAGACCTGGCGGATAAACGCCGCCAGTTCCGCGGTGTCCTCGCCAATGTGATCGACAATCACCAATTCGCCAGCCCGCTCAAGGTCGCGGAGCCTTGATTCGATTTCCTTCCGACGCTCCAGCACCGAGGGGTGCGCCCAGGCCCGTGCCCAGTGGAGCCAGTTCCCCGTGCCGCGCTCACGACCGATAAACGCCAGCCCGAGCAAGTCGTCCAAGCCGCCGCCGTCAATGCCCGCCGTAACCACCTCGGAGCGGTCCAGCAGGGCGCGCAATGTCATCACACGTTGCCCGCGCTTTAGCCAGTGGTCCGCACCTGCCCAACGGTCGGAGCGCAGGCTCAACCCGATTTCAACGTTCAGGTGCTTTGCCAGGAATTGCTGGAAGGCCCCATCGGTCCTGGCGCGCAGCAGCTTAAGTTGATCCCCCAGCCATTCAGCGCTGACAGAACGCCCTAGATTCGGATTGGTTATGTAGAAGTTGTCCGGATTGAGATACGCCTTGGCCTCGATCATGTCTTCCGGGAATTCGTACAGAATGCCCAGCGTCTTCGGGTCGACTACTCGCCCGTCCCGCACATCGCGCCAATAGGCGAGCTTCTCTTTGAACACCCCGGCCGGCGGCTCGTCGCTTTGCGTGGTCAGGTAGATCACCCATCCCTCATCGCGCGATATCTGGCCGCCCAGCGCCTCAAGGAACATGGCCACAGCATTTGCACGCTTGCCGAACAGCCAAAGTTCATCAACCAGGATGCGGCCCGACTTCTTGCCTGACACAGTATCGGTGTCGGCAGCTACCACCTTTAAGCTGTTGCGCGTCGTCCGATGCGTAATGGTGCGCACATGATCCTGAACGTGGAACATGTCTGAAAGCTCGTCATCGGCGCGAATCATTGCGGCCGCCGGCTTGAAGCTGTTGTCCGCGACTTCCTTAGTTGGCGCCAGGATCAGGTGTTCCTCTTCCTGACGCCAGCAGATCACCACCGCGGTTAGCATGATGCCGGCGGCGATGGTCGATTTCGTGTTCTTCTTGCTGATGAGCAGCCCGTATTCTCGGATCAGCTGCTTACCCGTGGCCGCCTCATAGCCGCCGAAGATGGCACGCACGAAATCGAAAACCCATTCTTCCGAGCATTCTCCGAACGTCTGGTGGCGATACCCGCCGACAGCCTCGTCGTAGACCTGCGGGAGGTCAACCACCTTCAGCTGTTTGAATATCCCAAGCGCGTACTCTGCCTGGTCGGGGAAAATCGGTGGCGGAATGATCGATTTGCGCGCCCGCAGGCGTTCCGCCCAGTCAGGGCATGCAGTCGTCCAGGCCATCGCTTAACCCTTCCCGACAACACGGAGATGAGGCGGCGGTGGTGGCGCCGCGAATCTGCCGCCGGCGGCCGCTTCTCCCGCCGCCTTCTTCTTGGCATCTTTCTTGCCCTGGTCCGCGACCTTGCCATGCACATACGGAACCCAGGCCTTCGCGGCTTCGACGCGCAACTTCATGTCCTGCACGGGGTCGTTTGCAACGGCCTTCAAGAACTCCAAGGGGTCGGAATACAGCGTGCCTAGGTCCGGCAACGAAACCGCCTTCCCGGCCGCCGAGGCTTCCTCCTTCAGTTTGTTAACTTGGTTAATACGGCCCAGGGCTTCCTGGATATCCTTGTCCTTCATCAATCGGGACGCTGCAACGGCCGCCCCTTTTTCGCTGTAACCCGCATGGATAGCGGCTTTCGCTCCGGACAGGCCCGACTGCAACGCCTGAACAAATCGGCGCTTTTTGTCGGTTAATGCCATTAACAATCTCGGTTAACAAATCCGGTTAAGAGGAAAATTTTCCGCGCGTGAGGGAACAGGTGGTTTCCGGAAGGCGAACCCGCCAGACTTTCACCCCGCCCCCCCTCTCGACATGGCCCTGGCGCCCTCGCACAGCCCCGCCAGAAGGCCGCGCCGGGACCACCCTGGCAGCGCCATACAGTTGACACCGAGGCGCGCTACGGCCTTCTGATGACCTCCACGCGGATGGCCCGCTGGATCCATCTGCCCACCCGCTCAGGATTGGGGTCCAAGCCGGTCAAGTATCCCGCCAAGGCAACTCCCGACAGATACCAACGGAGCCACCACGCGACATGAAGGCGGATGCGCAACTCAGCCATTGCCATCACGACCGCTCCCGATAGCCCATGTCTTGCCTTGTCTTGGCGTCATGGCATCCGGCCTTGCGACCGTGGGCATCGCGGTAGACGCACAAGATTTGCGAGTTCTCGTCGGTGTCCTCGCCGCCGTCGAACAGGCTGAGTTTGTGGTCGAGTTCGAAGCCGTGGGGATACACGGTCAGCACTCCACAATGCGCACAATGCGGGTTAGCCGACCAGATGCGCAGCCGGCGATCTTGCAGCTTGCGACCTGTCATGCGCTTGGCGCTGGGCGTGGGCGCAACAGTAAGCCTGGAGCCAGCCATCGCAATGCGCGGCTTGAGTGTCTTGAGCTTCATTCCCGTTTCCCATGTTCTCGCCGGGTGCCACCAACTGCACACCGCCCGGCGCGATGATCCCTACCCCGCGCGACATGCCCAGCGCGGCCCTCGGTGGCGGAGGGTGAAGAAAGAAAAGCATTGACCACTAGGACATAATGTCCTATTATTCATTTCAAGGCCGGCGCACATCGCGCAAGGTCACCTACCGGAGAATTCCGATGAACCAGCAAGAACAAGCCACCGTCCAAGCCGCAATCGCAATCCTGGACAAGCACCTCAAGCAACCTGGCGTAGCCGCCAACAGCCCCGAAGCCATCAAACAACTGCTTCGCTTGGCGCTGGAAGCCGAAGAGCGCGAAGTCTTTTTCGTTCTCTTCATGGACTCGCAGCTCCGCCTGCTGTCTGCCGAACCCCTGTTCTACGGCACGATTGACCAAGCCCCGGTATTCCCCCGCGAAGTCGCCCGCCGCGCCTTGATGCTGAACGCTGCCGCCTTGGTCATCGCCCACAATCATCCGTCGGGCAACGCCACGCCATCCGAAGCTGACAAGCGCATCACCAAGACGCTGCGGACTGCGCTGGAACTCTTCGATGTGCGCTTGCTTGACCACTTCGTAGTCGGGTCCGGCAAGATGACCTCGTTTGCAGAAGCTGGCCTGATGAACTAACAAGGAGAGGCCCGGGGAACCGGGCCTATTGATCTATGGAAACTCGCGTACCCTACGGCGCCCCAACGATCCGACCAGAATGTCTGCGTCCTTTTGCCGATGGCTGGCAGCAACCCGACGCGGCTGAAGTGCGGGCCGTGTTGTCCATGGCCGGCTTGACCGGCGGCGAGGCTGCAAAGCTTCTCGGCATTTCGGACGGGCGAACGATTCGCCGCTGGACCGGCGGAGATTCGCCCATTCCGTTCGCGGCCTGGGCGATCCTGTGCAACGTAGCAGGCCTTGGCGATATCTGGGCCAAGACCTAGCGACGATCGATTGCGGCGGCCTGAATTGAACCTGCGCCCTCATGCCGTGCATCGTTCTCGTTTAACTCCGCACACCATGTGCTCTACCCCTGAGCTACGCCACAAGCTGGAGCGGGCTGCGGGAATCGAACCCGCGTAGGCGGCTTGGAAGGCCGCAGCCTGACCATTCGGCCAAGCCCGCAGAAATGCAAAAACCCGCCGGCTTCTGCCTGGCGGGTTTTTTGGACGCAGTAATACACCGTATCCGTTAGGCGCCTATATTGGGGGTAAAAAACCACATCGTCAAGAGAATTTATTCGCCCTCTGCCACGTCGAGCCACCCGCACGCCCGCAACCGTTGGGTAAACGCCTGGCTGGCCTGCTGGTGCAATCCCACCTCGCCCGCGCCCCCGAACATCCACCGCTTGAGCTTCGCATGGTGCGCGCTGACCGTGCGTTCGTCGACCTTGTGATCTTCCGCCAGCTGAGAAAGCGTGACCTTGGCACCGAAAAGCCTCTGGATGAGCATGGAACGCAACCGGCCATTGGACAAGCAGCCAGACAGCGCGCCGGCTGCTGCTGCCGTTGTCAGGTCGCGGATAGCATTGGCCCATTCCTGATTCAACTTCAGGCCCGAGCAGCACGAAACCTTGCATTCGCATGGCAGCTGCTGCGGCGCAACGCTCGCCACAAGAGCGGCCTGCTGAATCGGCGTCAACTTCGCCAGCTCGACCCGGACCATGCCCGCCTGCCCCGCGCCGTCCACGCCGCTGAGCCCCTTACCGGGGCCAGTCGCCGGGCCAGCCGCCTTACGGTTCATCAACGGCCGGTCGTACTGCTGCATGGAGTAGTTGAGCGCGAACACCAAGGCCGCGTGGGCGCTCTTGAAGAGAGGTTCAGCCTTCAGCGCCACGGCCGGCACCGTGGGTAGGCGGGAAATCGTCATCGTCGTCATCAGTAAATCTCCGGGGAATAAGGTACTTTCGCGGGAAGCTTCTCCCGCATCCATTGCATCGCTGCAGCCCAGTCGAGCGTGACGGTGTAGCGCCCCCGCACGGGAAAGGTGCGCGGGTTCACGTCGTGGGCGTCCAGCATCACCAGGTCGCCAACCATGCCAGTGCGCTTGTAGACCAGCATGGGGATGCGGGTCTCGCCGGCCTGCGCCTGGGCCTGGCGCCACCAGGCAGGCAGGCAAAGCGTGGTCGCGTGCTTGCACTCCACGCTGATGCAGTCAAAGGCCTGGTCATCGGCTACCACGTCGCTGTCGCCTTCGTGGTTCCTGACGCGGCGGCGCCAAAGCGTGCCGGTGTCTTCAGTCAGCCGGTTGGCAATGCGGCGCTCGTAGGCTGCGCCCTTGTTTCGTGCCATAGCTCCGCTCATGCTGCCTTTCTCCTTTGGGCGTACTGGCGCCGCACTTCTTGTTCAAGTTGGCGCTGGGCTTCAGCACCGCGTTTGCGACCCACCAGGGTCAGGTACGGGACACGCCGATCAAATGGCAGGGAAAGGACATGGCGCGCTTCGCATTCCAGGCGGCGCGCCTCTGAGTCCGCTTCCGCCCCCGGCGGGATGCTGGCGGCCTTCACAGGTTCACCCCGAAATCGGCGCGGGCACGCGCCTTCTGTTCCTCGGTCAGGCCTGCCGCGCGTAGCACGCGCATCTTGAAGTCGGGGGGCTGCTCGCCCGCCTCCTGCCGAAGACCCAGCGCGTTGCCCTTTGCCACGATGCCCGGCCACGACTTCAGCCAATCCAGGTCATCAACCGCCGGCTTCGCGCCCCCGGCCTCGGCCTTCTGCTTTTCGTGCCAGGACGCCTTGAACCCCGCCCAGGAATTCTGGGCAGCGATCCGCACCGCCTCGCCAACATTCAAGCCGGCCTTCGCGGCCTCTTCCTTGACTCCGTCCCAGGCTGTCGCCGTCAACGGCAGTTCCTTGACCTTGCGGACCTTCAGCCAGTCCAACGCCACCTGTTCGTCCACGCCCTCGGCAATCAGGTCAGCGGCGCTCAGCGTGCCGTTTGCCTTTGGTGGAGTCGCCTTGGCGGCTTTGGGGTGGGCGGACGGCGCGTCAGCGCCCCCCTTACGCTTCTTTGATGTTTCTGATGGTTTATTGACGGTTATATGCGGGTGCAACCCGTTGCACCCTTTACTGTCGTGTTTTGCACCCTTTGTGCTTTCGTTTGCACCCTTTATGTCGTCGTTTGCACCCTTTTCAGGGCCTTCTATAAAGGGTGCAGATTTTGCGTTTGCAGGGTTATCGGCGTGGTCGGCCAGGCCTTCGATGGTCTCGCCCGCGATCCACTCCGGCGAAATCTGGTACTCGGTAGCTTGACCGCGCCCCCCATGCCCGGCACTGACACGAATCAGCCACCCGCATTCCCTCATCTTCTTCAACTGATACTGCACGGCGCGCACCGATTGGCGCGTCTTCACCGCCAGGAACTCAATGGACGGGAAGATGTGTGTGCCGTCCGGGTGGGCATGATCCGCCAGCGCGAGCGCAAGCAGCATTTCGCCGCCGCCGTTCGGGTAGCGCTTGAATACCATCGACATGACGTCAACACTCATGACGACTCCCCATACAAAGTTTGATACCCACGCTCGGCCTCTTCAGGCCATTCCCCCATGGCGATGACCCGCAACCGGGTCAGCCGCAGGGCAGGCACGAAGTAGGACAGCTTCATTGCAAGCGGGGCTTTGGATTGGTCCAGGAAGAAGTGGCAACCGCCGCAGGCGTGGGCCGTGGCCCAGTCATGGGCCTTGATGCCCTTCCCCTTCCCGTCTCGAATCCGGTTGGAATGAGCGGCAACCGTCGATTCGGTGCCGCCCCAGCAGTACTTAGGAACCCGCACAAGGCATTCTTGACCCTCGGCAAGCGCCAGCAGCGCCGGGTTGCGGTAAACCGTCTTGGGCGGCTTCTTGCCCTTCTTGCGGGCCTTCATCGCGGCCCCGGGCGGCGGCATAGGCTTACCGCGCATCATTGGGGCCTTGGCTTTCAGCGGCGCGCTGCGCTTCATCGGCGTCTTTTGACGCAGGGGGGTCTTGCAGCTCAACGACATGCCGCCCCCTGCCGTTTGACCCGATACCAGTAGGGATAGCGCAGGCTACTCACGCGGCGCTGGACCAGGCCGGCGCGCACTGCGTCGAACAGGAACGAATCAACCGCGGCTACTGCGGCCTCTTCACGCGAGACGCGCAGCCACGGGCTTACCGCCTTCAGGTCGGGAACCACCAAGGCGCGCAGCGCAAGCACGTCCACCTGGTGCCGCGTATCGATGATCGCCTGCCGCACCGCCTCGACCGTGGCCGGCGGCACGCGGTAGCCCTTGAACATGTGCAACGTGTCACGCATACAGGCCGCTCCACTTCAGGAACGGCTTGCGCACCGCCTCATGGAACAGCGTGGCGGCCCTGGCGTTGTGATCCAACTGCGCGCGGCTGTCGATGCCGCAGGCGTTGCGCACGAACTGCGCCGCGTGCTGGTTATCGCTCACGCCCTGCGGGGCGGCGCCGATGCGGGATACAACCCACCGCTGGAATTTCGCGTTGCCGCACATCATGGCCGCCACGCGAGACAGCGCCGCCCCCTTGCCAGCCGCAGGCGCGCGTACTGCGCGCACCGGGCGCCCCGAATCTCCGCGCGTCAGCATCCCGCCCTCGCTTTGTCGCCGGCGGCGCGCACGACATTGCGCTCAAGGCGCTGGGCCTTTTCCACGATCTTGCGGCACTCGATCACGATGGCCGAGGCGTCCGCCTCGCAGATATCACCATCCGACAGCGCCTCAATCGCCACTGCCGACAGTTCGCCGTTGAGGTGGGACATTTCCATGACCTTCTGGCGCGCCGCGTCGACCTCGTTCGAATGCTGGGGCGGCGGCGGCAAGATGTTGGCGGACACGCCGTGCCGCACGTTCAACGCCAACAGCCAATCCCGCGCGTAGACCTCCCCGCCCTGCTTCTCCAGCATCCATTCGGTGGCGAGTTCGAAGAGGTCCAGCGACATGGACTGGCCTTTCACCCGGCGCAGCTTCTGGCGCAAGGTTTCCGCATGCATCGAGACGCCGCGGCGGTTCGTTAGGAACGCGGCCAGCTCTTCAACGCCCCCGGGCGTCTTCTGCACGCTGATGTACAGCGCGTCATGCGGGTCGATCTGTGAGTAGCGATGGGTCATGTGGTCTTACCTTGAAATCCGGGTGCGATCAGGGTTTCGGGCTTCCCGCCCCCGCCCTACGATGTGCGACATGGAACACTTCACGGCACATCAAGCGGGCCTATCTGGATCGCGCCAGGCGCGGGCGACGTTCGCGTATCGTCGGGGTCGTGACGGTTCAGCCATTCGAGCGGCACGCACAGGACATGGCTCACCTCTCCGTTCTCCCAATGGACGGTTGCCAAGCCCCAATTCAGGGGATCAGGGGTGTGCATGGGATACCTCCTGCCCCTGTTCAGAATCCGCGAGATCAGGCCAGATCCGCCGCCATTGGCGGCAAAGCAACTTGCGCGACACGCCGGACTCCCTTTCGAGTGACACCGCATATTCAGCGGGGACATTCCCAGATCGCTCCCATTGCTGCACCGTTTGATAGTTGGTTGCTCCAACCTTTCGGGCCGCGGCGACAGGGCCGCCAAGTAGAGCAACGGCCAATGAAATGTGAGGGTTCTTTTCCATGCGCTCACTCTAATACAAGAAAAACTAGCATGCAAGATTTTCCTGCAATGACACAAGTTAGTCTTGTGGTTAACCTCGCGCGCATGAGCACTATTCACGCCCGTATCAAAAAGCTCCGCGAAACCCATCAGATGTCCATGGAGGGGTTGGCAGACGCCGTGGGCGTTTCCTGGCAGACCGTTCAACAGTGGGAAAATGGCAAGACTGCCCCCAAGCGCAAACGCCTAGAGGACGTGGCTACGGCGCTTGGCACTACGGTCGATTACCTCTTGACAGGAGGCCAGGCGGCTTACTCGACGCCCGAGTATGTCGAGGTGCGCCGTATCGACGTCAGGTTGTCAGCTGGTCACGGAGCTGTCGTGATTTCCGAGAGCGAGAAGACGCGCCTTTCATTTCGCGCCGATTTCTTGCGTGACGCAGGGGCCGACCCTGCCTATACCGTCACCGCGGAGTCGGACGGCGACAGCATGTATCCGGCAATCCCAGATAAAGCGACGGTGCTTCTGAATCTGCAGGACAAGACGATAAGAAATCGTAAGATCTATGCCTTCCGGCTTGATGGCCATTTGCACATCAAACGGTTCATAAAAGAAGGTGCCGGTGCAAAATTGATTGCTCGGTCAGACAATCCGGCATACCCAGATATCGAAATAAATCCCAGGCAAGATGATTTCGAGCTGATTGGCCGGGCATTCTGGTTTTGCGCACGCCTGTAACCGCTCAAGTATTCGCCCCCCAAAGCAGGAAGCCCACAAAACGCCATCATTGCCATGAAGCTGCTCCCCTTAGCGCTGCTCGCCCTCCCCACCATTTCCCATGCGGCATGGGAGTACAAAACTGTCCGTGATGAGATGCGCGGCACCGAAGTACGCGTCGCATTGCTGCAATCAACCAACAACGTGCAGCTGGAGTTCCCTTACGCTGGTGGAAGTAAGCTCAATCTGGTGCTGCGTCAGAAATCGGACACCGCAGACGCGTACTTGATGATCGACAAGGGCCAATTCGCCTGCCTATCACCATCCTGCAAGATCAGCGCCCGCTTTGATGAGGGTGATGTCATAGAGCTTGTCGGTGAGCCGGGACAGAACACGTCGACGGTGTTCCTGGAACATCCACAGCTGATATCCGAAACTGTCCGCTTGGCCAAGAAATTGATTGTTGAAGTGTCCCTTCACAACCATGGCGCTCGGCAGTTCAAATTCGACTTGGACGGACTGGAGTGGCCATGGCCTTCAGGTACGCCCTCAATACAGCAAGGCTTGGGCGCACAAAAATGGGCAGCTGCGCCTTTGCCTTCTATGTCTACCCCGACTCAGGCCAAAGCAACGAACGCAGTCTGCTACGAAGGCCCTATTCCTGACGATCCCCAATGGAAGGCCGCGAACGTCTTGCAGGTCAACTATTGCTTCGTGGATTCAAAGCTCTGGTACGCCGTCGCAAACTCCCAGGCCTCCCCTAGCGGCATCGCAGCTCTGCGCAAGCTTGCCCTATCCCTGATGGGTCGCAAGCCGGACTCTGCGATTCCGGGATACGAAAGCTGGCGTGGAGACACACAGGGCGATCTATTCGGGGCTGCACTCATGGGGAGCCCTGAGAAAAAAAGCTCGGCGCCCTGGTCGCTACTACTCCGATACGAGCCAGTCGGTAGCCTGGCCAAAAAAACCACGAATTGAAGCAGCCGCCACCTCAGGTGGCATTTTTTTCACCTGTAATGCTAGTTTTTCTTGCATGCTAGTTTTTCTTGTGTAAAGATGCGCTCACGCTCTTTCACAACCTGCCGCCGATGTTGCTCGCCCCGCCTGTGGGGCGTTCCCCGGCTCAATCGCACCTACGGGCATGGCCGTAGCTCTGCGCGGTGTCCCTACCGTATCCAGCCCGCCAAAGCGCGGTCCACGGTCAACAGGGTGAGGCGTAGACGGCCAAGAACAGAAACGGTCACGCCGGTTGGAATGCCGGCAACCCGATTCCGCTGAAAAGCGGGTTTCGGCCAGCGCTGCGGGTCAGCGCTTACCGAAGCCAACCACTATCCCCCCGGAGAGAACAGCATGCAGACCACGAACAAACTCACTTTTGCCCTGGCCGGCGAATTGGTCAGCGACCACCGCCGCGCTCGTCGCATCTGGCGCGATGCGATCCGCACCGGCAAAACCTGGCTGGTGCCCCAAGCCCGCAATGTGGCCATCCTGCTGAAACGCGCCGCCACCGAACGCGCCACCGCCTAACCCCACCCGCCCCGGGTGCCGGGGCCAGGAGACCACCATGGAGAACACCGAAGCCCTGTCCCGGGCAATCTCCGTACAACTCGCCGCCGCCGTCGCAATCAACACCAGCCACGGCGATATCCCCCTCGATGACGAAATGCGCGCCGCTGTCGACAATGCACTGCGGCCCATCCTCAAGCGCCGCTTGAATGCGGCCATCGTCCAAGCCAAGCCCCAGCAGTGAGGAAATGACCATGACCAAGAACGACCTCCAAGCCAAGCACATCGAAGCCATGCGCGCCGTCGCCAATGGCGCGGACGTGTGGGCCTACGGCACCGCCGTAGACCTCCGCGAAGTGCAGCGCGCCGCCCCGGAACTCATCACCATCGGCCGCGCCATGATGGCGCCCGACGACGGCGCCAAGCAACAACCGTATTTCGGCGCCATCCTCACCGATGCGGGCCGCGAGTTCATCGGCTTGATGGCGGCCTGACAACCCCGGCTCATGCCCCGCGTGCGGGGTATCGGCAGGCGCTGTTGCCTGACCCCCTTGGAGACTTCCCCATGCTCGCCGCCTTCATACGGTTCCTGGAAGAACTGATCGACGTTGCCAACTTCGGCCGCGACGTAAGCAAGTAGCACCGCCAGCCATGCCCCGCACGCCGGGGCGGCTTCGGAGAGCGGGCCGGCGCCGCTTCGTCACCGGCGCAAAAAGTGACTTTCATCCTGGAAGTGAACTGATCGGGCCTTCCGGCCTGCTCTCCGAAGCCTCACCACTGCGCATCCGCGCAAATCCCCATGACCTACATCGAAACCCTCGCCTGGGGCCTGGGCCTGTTCGCGTTCGCGCGGCTGGTGCTGGCCCCTCTCGGCGACCACTTCACCCGCCGCCACGCTGCGGCCGATCCCTGGAGCGCCACCCAATGAACACCATCAGCGCAAGCGCGCCCCCGGCACGCATCCGCCCCCTGCGCATCGCCGCCAAGGCGGCCCGCAAGCTGGGCGGCCTCATCGCACCCCGCGATCACGCCGGCAAAGGCAACTGGAGCAAGGAGGCGGATATCCCGTGGCAGGCATGGCCTGGTGCCGTCGCCTTCGCCGCGTTCATCCTCTTCGGCCCGCAGGTGCTGGGCTGGATCTTGCGTAGCGTCTTATGAACGGAATTGACTTCATCCTGCGCGACCGCGCCGGGTGGATGCCGCCCGTGCCATTGCCTCGGCGCCGGCTTCGCTGGGAAGACCCCAAGGCCAAGCCTGTGCAGCCCGAGGAAATCGAATTTATCCAGGCCGCACGCGGGCGACTGACCACTTACAACCTGGCCGAATGCTACGGCGTGTCGCCGCAGACCATCTGCAATATCTGGGCGCGAGGTGTAGTCCGCGCAAGCTGCTCTAAGCCGCTTGCTTCAGAAAGCCATCGATTTGCCTGACGGTTTCGCCGATTCGTCTCGATGCCTCTTCCTGGTGTTTTCTCAACTGCTTGCTGTACGTCGACAAGGCAAGGTGCCGCTCCATCCAGACGTCATTGGCTCGGTATCCCTCTGGGGCAACAGTCACCTTGGGGACACTATCCCGAGCTGCCCGCAGACCGTTGTGCATTTCCCAAGTTAGAAGAAAGCCGCTGGCGACGATGTAAGTCGACATGACCGCATTCCGAAGTTGGTCTTCAGGCACTCGACCGATCATGCCTACGGTGGCGGCATACACCTTGAATGGGTTGTCTGGGACGGGCCAAGTCCATTCCACCGCTTCATCTGGCCCGGTTTCCTCGACGGCTTGGCCGACCTGGCGCATATACACCTCCCACGTCACCAGCAACTCCTCTCGAACGCCGGCCAAGAAATTGCGCACTTCGTCCTTGGCGTCCTTCGCGCGCAGTTGCGCCGCCTTGTCGTACTGGTCCTTCGGAACCCATATCGCAACCCCAATTGCCACCAGCGAGCCCCATGCTTGTACCCAGGAGGCCCACTGCTCGCTTTTCTCAGGCGGATTGGACGCGAACACCGCCAATAGAACGCCGAACACAAACAATAAGCCGACTTGGTATCGCTTCTTCATCAACCCGCTCCCGAGATTGTTTCGGCGCATCGTATCCCAACCCTCCCAAGGTGTCAGCCCATCGGCGCAAGCACACCGCCCCCCCTTTGGAGTCCCACATGTGGTTTAGAAACCTCAAGATTTACCGTCTGTCCGCCGTCTGGTCGTTGTTTGGCGATGACTTGGAAGCCGCCTTGGAGCGCCACGCTTTCAAGCCCGGCAACAACCTGGAAATGCAGACCCTCGGTTGGTTTCCGCCCCGAGAGAATGGCGGCCTCGCCCATGTCGTCGGCGGCCAGATCTTGCTGACCCTGCGCGCCGAAAGCAAGCTGCTGCCCACCAGCGTGATCAACCAGGTGGCCAAGGCGCGCGCCCAGGAAATCGAAGAGCAGCAAGGCTACAAGCCGGGCCGCAAGCAGATGAAGGAAATCAAGGAGCGCGTCACCGACGAACTGCTGCCGCGCGCCTTCAGCGTGTACCGCGACACCCGCGTATGGATTGACCCGGTCAACCGCTGGCTGGTGATCGACACCGCGGCGTCGTCCAAGGCTGACGAGGTGATCGGGCTGCTGGCCAAGTGCGTGGACCCGTTCCCGCTCGAAAACCTCTACGTCACGCAGTCCCCCGCCTCGGCCATGACCACCTGGCTGGCCGAGGACGAGGCGCCGTCGAACTTCACTATCGACCAGGACACCGAACTGCGCTCATCCGGCGAGAGCCGCGCAGCAGTCCGCTACCTGCGCCACTCCATCGACGCCGACGATGCCCGCCGCCACATCAATTCCGGCAAGCAATGCACCCGTCTCGCCCTGACCTGGGCCGACCGCGTGTCGTTCGTCTTGACCGAAGGCCTCGATATCAAGCACGTCGCACCGCTGGACGTGCTGAAGGAAGGTAACTGCACTGTCGCCACCAACGACGACGAGAAGTTCGATTCTGACATGATGCTCATGACGGGCGAGCTGGCCAAGATGCTGGCCGAACTAGTCCACGCGCTTGGTGGCGAGAAGCGCATCTAGAGCTTCGGCGGAGAGGGCCGTTTGAGCTTTCTTCCCGTTGAACTTATCAATCAGTTCTGAGACCGCACGAGGCACCGATTTCACACGTCCTCGGCAGGTCCCGCAGTCCGCCGAAAGTTCGACCACCCTGTTCTCATATCGATGGCTATGAGGGCCCTTCTTCAGGCGGCTTATCTGCTCAAGAACGGCAACCTCGAACTCCACGTAGTTGTCAGAGAGGAAGGTCAGATAGCCACCTTCCTCATCGCCGGGCAACCAGGGCGACCGGAATCCACAACATTGCTTGACCCAATGTGCCGTCCAACACCCGGGATTCACCTTGGTGGAGCGATGGCAATTTACGGCCAGCCAAAACGGTTCAGACATATTCGCCTCATCAGTGCGCAACCGGCCAAGATTCTAATCGAAAGGTACTTATATGACTCATCCCCCAGCGTCGTTCAAGTCGATGATCAACGCCGGCACGCTCAAGCGCGCCGATGCGATGAAAGCCCGCTACCGCGATATCCGCGTGAAACCCGATTTCAACCTCCGGGACCGGGATGCCGTGTATGAAGCTGCCGTAGAAGAACTCACCGTCTACATCATGAGCGGCGGCCAGCTTCCCGCTCTGGAGGTAGCCCCGCTCCCCGATGGTTCCGGCGTCGAACTGATCGACGGCCACCGCCGGCACGACGGATACGGCCGAGCCATCGCGCGCGGCTTCCCGATTGAATGGGTTCCCATCGTCGCGTTCCAAGGTAACGAAATCGACCGGCAGGCGCGGATCTTCACCAGCAACAAGAACGCCCCGCTGCGCCCCCTCGAGGCCGCGCGCGGCTTCAAGCGCTTCCGTGGCGCCGGCCTGGACAGCGCCGAAATCGCCGCCATCGTCCATTGCAGCCGTACCCATGTCGAAAACTACCTTGTCCTGGCCGACGCCGAGCGCGACGTGCAAGAACTGGTCCGCGCATGCACGGTATCCGCCGACGTAGCTATCGAAGCGGTGCGCAAGCTGGGCGCCAAGGCTGGCGAGTATCTGGCCGGCAAGGTCGACCAGGCGAAGGCCGCTGGTAAGTCCAAGGTGACGCCCAGCACCATCCACGGCCGCGCCCTGCCCCGCAAGGTCGTCTCACCGCTCATCAGCGGCGTGGACGCCTTCATCCAACGCCTGGACGCCAACCAGCGCGCAACCCTCCTTGATATCAAGGAAGGCCGCGTTGCAGACGAAACCATCACCATCCCCGCCGCCTCCCTGGTCGATCTGTTCCAGGCACACAGCGCCGTCGAAGCCATCCGCGCCAAGCAGGCCGAAAAGCAACGCCGCGCCGCCGAGGCCGCTGCAGCTGCCGGCCAGGCCTCGATCCCCGAAGAGGAAATCATCGAATGATCAAGCTCACCGACTCCAGAGGCGTGGCCATCTACCTCGCCGCCGACGCCATAGCCAGCATTCAGCAGGCCGGCCCCAGCAGCGCATGGCACGGCATCCGCGCTTACGTCCGCACCTTCTGCGGCAAGACCTACGAAGTGCAGCAGGACGCCAGCGAAATCAACGCCGCGGTGGAAGCGGCCCAGCAACGGAGCGAAGCATGAACACCCCCGCCCCCAAGACCAGCCCCGACGCCGCACTCGGGAACCTCATGGGCGCAGCCCTCGACGTTCCGACGGCCAGCGATGCACGGGATGCGGCCCTGTGGCGCGCTTACGCTGCCCAGTTCCCAGAGGTGTCCGCCGCGTTCCTGACCATGCATGGCGACGAGGTATTGCCGACGATCATGGGCGCGGCGCTCACGGGCGGCTATGTCGTCGTGACGCCGGCCGGCTGGGATTCTGACAAGGCCACGAAAGTGCGTGATGCCATCCTTCGCCTGTTCCCCGTCAATCCCGCGCACACGCCGCAGCCGAGCGCCGCCCAGCCAGCACAACAGGGCGCGGGGGAATGAGCATGGCGGCCGCCGCTTACTACAACGAGATCGACCCTTACGCCGCCGACTGGCTCCGCAACCTGATCGCGGCTGGCCACATTGCCCCCGGCGACGTCGACGAACGCAGCATAGAGGACGTACACCCCGATGACCTTCGACCCTACACCCAGTGCCATTTCTTCGCCGGCATCGGCGTCTGGTCGTATGCCCTTCGGCGCGCCGGATGGCCTGACGATCGACCTGTTTGGACGGGTTCCTGCCCGTGCCAACCTTTCTCCGCGGCAGGCAAAGGAACTGCGTTTGATGACGAGCGGCATCTCTGGCCGGCCTGGCACTGGCTCATCAGCCAGCGCCGCCCTCCAGTCGTCTTTGGCGAGCAGGTTGCAAGCAAGGACGCAGAGCCTTGGCTCGACCTTGTTTCGGCTGACCTGGAAGCCCTGGTCTATGCCGTCGCGGCGTGCGCTTTCCCGTCTGCGAGCGTGGGCGCCCCGCACATCCGGGACCGGACCTACTTCGTGGCCTACGCCGCAGGCCCGGGATTTCAAGGGCGCCAACGCAGCGGGCAACGACTTAACGCACAACAGCCGACCGTTGAACGAAGTGGCCGTATTGGCGGGCTGGAGAACACCCAACACGGTGGACTCGAAACTGGGCAGCCGGAACGGCGACGGGCAGGTGCAGCTTTGCCACCAGGTGCTCCTGGCCAGTTGGCCGACTTGCACGACGATGGACGCCAACCGCGGGGCGAAGGATGCGCGGCCCTGGGACACCGGCCGGCCGCTGAACCAGATCGTGGCACTGGCGGGATGGCCTACGCCGATGGCGGGCACGCCGGCGCAGAACGGGAACAATCCGGCGGGCAATACGGACAGCAGCCGGCGGACCGTGGAACTGGCGGCCTGGCCGACACCGCGCGCGGCGGACGGCGAGAAGAACGTGCGGACGCTGGACGGCGCTTTGTCGGAGATCTCGCGCAAGGGCTCGCCGCAGGACTTGGCCATGGCGGCGGCGATCTGCGGCCCGGCCCGGTTAACGGCTTCTGGGGAGCTGCTGATTGGCTCCTCTGCCGGGATGGACGCTGGCGGCCAGTTGAACCCGGCACATTCCCGCTGGCTCATGGGGCTCCCGCCCGAGTGGGACGCCTGCGCGCCTACGGCAACGCGATCAACGCGGTCCAGGCGCAAATCTTCATCGAAGAATGCATGAGGTGCATATGACCAACCACAACAACGCCGCCCAGCCCGTGCTGACGGATGACCAGATTGAAGTCCTGGCGAAGAAGCACATCGCCCCGCACGCTGACCGATTGGATGCAACCCTACCGAACCGCATTCCATACCAGCAGACCGAGCAGTTTCGCCGCGTGAAAGCGCTGATCGGTGATGTGCTGTCCAAGCTGCGCGCCCCTGTAGCCGATGAGCGGGCGGCGTTTGAGAAATGGACCGGGTACACAGAAGACGCCCTGAGTCGCGATGCCGGCGACGGTTACTGCATCAAAGGGGTGGATAACCAATGGTGTGCATGGCAAGCCCGCGCCACCCTGGCAAGCGCCCCTGTAGCCGGGGAGGCGCAGGTGCAGCAGCGGGTCGCCTACACGGATAGCTGCGGCCATCTGCATTGGACCAACGGGCGGCGGATTTTGGTATCGCTCTATGCCGCGCCCCAGGCCAGCGCCGAGGCACAGCCAAATCAACGAGTCTATTACCATCCTGCGCAGCACCGCAGAGATACTGCAATCATGGAGCGGGCGCAGGACATGTATTCTCACCTGCCCAGTGGAAGGACGCCGTTCGGAGATAAATGATGCAAAAGACAGTTAATGCTGGTTCCCTTGTGGGAGCCGAACCGCTTCGGATGTATGAGGCAGGCCTGCGCGTGGTGTGCCCCGTGTGCTCTGCAATGCTTCAGTCTATCCCCACGGGAGTACCGCCAGGGCACGCCATATCCGGCCTCGTGTGTCCGACAGACCAACAGCACTATTTGCTGTACGGGGAAAGCGAGTCCGCCATGAAGAGCATGCGCGCATTTATGAAGGACCTTGCAGCAAAGAGTAAGTGATTCCGTTTTTCCATAATTGCGCTCCATAGGCGCAACGGCCCATCGCCGCTTCAATCTGATCGGAACGCACTCGGCAAGGCTGAATTCGGCCTTACAACCGCGATACGACTACTTCGTGGGCTTCGCAGCACCCGGGCCTGCCGGGTTTAGTCGTCCCGCGCGACTGTGTGTTCGACGTGTTCCGGCAGATGCGCAGTTCGCTGAACGGTAAATACCATTCTCGCGCCGCCATGCCCGCCCCCACGCAGGCGGCCGACAAGGCTCAAACATGAGCGCCCTTTACCTACTCGCCCTTCCGGCGGCCGTCGTCCTTGGCGCTGTCGCCTGCCTGGCGCTGTCTCCGCACCGCGCCAGGCGCCCCCGCGGCTACCGCTAAGCCCTAACCCCTATCAACTGACCACACGAACGGCGCCCGCTGCAAAGCGGCCGCCGTTCTCCGTTGGAGAAACAAAACATGGAGCTTCGAATTGAGCCTGTGTACGTCGACCTGCCCACGGCGGCGTCCATCACCACCCTCGCAGAATCGACCATTCAAAGCATGGTCACCAAGGGCGAATTCCCCGCCCCTCGCGAGTTGTCCGGCCGGCGTGTCGGCTACCTTTACTCAGAAATCATGGACTGGGCGCTCAGCCGCCCTCGCTCCGAACTGCTGCCCCCGAAGAACACCGGAGCCCGCAAGGCCAAGACCGTCGAAGCCAGTTAG